GGATTATATGCATGGAGTACTGATAAGACAATGGTAGATGAATTTATAAATACTAGGTCTGAATCAGTATTTAAAGTAAGAAGTAAAAAAGTAGATAAGAAAGGATTAAAAGAATTAAAGAAGAAGTACAAAACACATCAATTGGATTTGTTTATGTACAAAATAAAACACAAAGGAGAATTAAAGGATATGGGAATTATATCGATAGAGAATGAATTTAATGTATGTAATTCAGCAGAAGATTTCATACTAACTCATTTCTCTGATGATGATACTAATTGCTATAAATATCTTAATTCAAAATATCAAGATACAATATATGATATTTTAGAGGTAATAAAAGACCCAGAAACTAGAGTTACTAAATCTACAGTAACTATATTATTCTATTTATTCAGGTTTATGTTTATAGGTATTTAGCTATGAAAGTATATTTATTCTATTTAAAATTAACAAAAGAAAATGAAATCAATTTTCATATTCCCAGACCAAAAGATAATTATGTAAGAAGAAATAATGGTATTATAGAGATGCTCTATGGATATACTAAGAGTAAAGAACTTAAGAATATTTTTAAAGATAGTAGAGATATGAGTAAATTTACTATTGATAAAATTGATATCTCTTATGAAGATTATGTGTGTTTAGTGAATGATTATTCTAATATAGGTCATTATGGACCCCATCAATTAAAAACTAAAGAAATTATTGGTGGTATATATACATTGAAATTACAAGATGTTTATTGTACTGAATTTGAGTATGATGAATGTATTTCATTATACCCATTCTCATTATATTCTGATAATAGAGATTATATCTATGAGTTATTAGAAGTGACCAAATACTTCAATCATAAATATAGTAAAATAGTATCTGATTTAATAGGTAACACGTATATTACTAACGATAGTGAAAGTGAATGTCTTGATGATATAGCATTCGATGAAGTTTCAATATTTGCTAGAGTATTTGGAATAACCTATAGAAAGGATTATGCAAATGAAAATATGGAAGATTTATAGAATATCTGAAGTAGATGGTAAACCTACATTATATGCTATTACTGGTATTAAAGAATTTGTAAAGAGATTTACAGAATTAAGAGATATGAGTAAATTTAAAGTTGTTAAAGGAAATATGGATAGAAATGATTTCGCTACACTTGTAAAACACGATAGAAGTAGGTATATTGATACTTATAATTTTATCACTAGTGGTTTTAATAAAAATAAAGTTATTAAAGCTACAAGAATAGAAATACCAGTACCTGTTTCAGAATATGAATGCCTTAGAGATGAACTAGATATGATATTTAATGATATCGATTATAGTATCGATTGGAATAACATATTTGCATTGGATATGTTTAATAAGAAAGTACTTAACGCATTGCTCAGATTAGGGTATTATAGTGTATTTAGATATAATTGTAGGTATATAGATATTGCTGATGAAGAAGAAGTATATGATAAAATTGAGTCTATGGAAACATCATACAATATCATGCCAGAGTTCGATGAGTATATTATATATATGCGGATATACGGCGAATCATATAAATCATAAGTAAATAACTTTAATCCTTTAACACATATAGGTAATCTCGATAGAAAGATGGTGATTAACTATATGGGTAAAAATAAAAGTGAATTTATAAAAAACCTTAAATTGACTAAACCCGAATCAATGGAATATCAAGTTAATTTAATTACTGAGAAAGATAAAATAAAATTTATTAAAACTGTAGAGAAATTGGTAAGAGCTTCTTTGGAGTATAGAAATTATATAGAATTCTTGAAAGAGAATGTAGGATTAGATAGTTGTATCTTCTTCCAGAAGATAACTGGTGGTACTAATTCTAATAAAAGAATTAAAATTGAAATACATCATGAACCACTTACCTTATTCGATATAGTATCAGTTGTATTAACTAAATACCAAGAAGAGGGCTTAGAAATAAACGCACTAGATATATCAGATGAAGTAATGGATTTACATTATCAGAATTTAGTTGGATTAGTTCCTTTATCAAGAACAGGACACGAAATGGTTCATAACTCTACAAAAGTATTTGTACCATTAAATATGTGCTATGGGAATTATTCAGAATTCTTGAGAATATATGAACCATATATCTCTGAAGATATCTATGAGAAAATAGAGAGAAAGTTAGAGAAAACTGCTAACTTAACATCAGATTCGTTTGATGCTCTCGTAAAAGAATTCACATACTTAGATGTAGATGGATTTGATGAATTAGAAAAGCAAACCTTATCTAAAGATGAGATACAAGTTGCTTAGTGAATAAAATTATGTACTTGGATATACAATTTGGTATATCCAAGTACATCGTACACTTTGTTATTTAATGAGGGTTTGTTATGTTTAATCGGCTTAATTAATCATCATTCATGTAATTAATTTACATAATTACTAGTATGTATGTATTTTGATATATTATTTTATTGAAAGGAGATTTTTTATGTATGATTAATATCATGGTAAGTGATAATGATGATACTCTATATCAATTTGGTGAAGAGGGTGGAGAAGCTACAACCAATAAAGTTCAAGATATTGATATAGAAACCGTGAGGGCTAAATTACCAAGGTTAAAAGCAGAACGAGAAGAGATGATGAAAGAAGAATTCAGAACTGTTGTCGTTCATGAGTTCGGTGATGAGTATCATTTATCAGAAGAGGAAAGAAAAAAGAAGTACAAGTACTATGAGGCTTTTAAGACTTTTAGTAAGTACAAACATAAATTCAGAAAATTCCCTGAGTATATTAAAGCAATGAGGGAAGCTTTAAAATGTCTGGATTTAGTAGCAAAGGATAATTTCGTTTATTCACCAGATGAATTTAAGAAATTATTCTTTAGAGGTAAAATATGGATTAGTGGTCTAACTTTACCAGAGTTTAAGGGTTCAGGTAGGAGGTCTGTTGATACTGAATATTTAACAGAGTATATTCTGTCAGATGCACCTGCTGAAGACTTCTTGAAAGAAGAAGAACACGAAGTCTATACAAAAGAAGAATTAGAAGATGCTTATGATGTTCTCTTTACTGAAGAAGATAAGAGAATAATTGAAAGAGCAATTAATTCTGATGAAGATGAAGAAACTGAAGTCTATGCTCCTGTAGCTCTTTATGAAGATGGTGAGAATATACCAGATAATGTGGTTCTTCCTATCAATAAGAAAGAGATAAAGAAATCTATTAAAGCATTACCAGACCTAGGTAATCTTTATAAGAGCATAGAAAAGAAGAAAAAGAAAGGGTCACTTGGAATGGCTGGTTTCATATCAGATATGCTCAGTGCAGATATGGCTGAGTTTGATTTATATGATACTAACCAAACTTTAGTATTGAGTAGAATGCCAGAATTTAAGGGAGATATGACTAATGATAGAGATTATTATAAATATCTTGCTAAATTAGAAGAATGGGAAAATACTCAAGTTAAGACTCAGTATAATGGTAAGTTAAAGACAAAAGAGGAGATAGACTCAATTGAATTGAGAAAAGCTCTTGAGAATCATAACTGGGATATCAGAAATCTCTTTGGTAATAAAGAGAGAATGAAGAAACTCGAAAAGATTCGTAAAGAACAACTCCAGAAAGAGAAACTTCTTAAGAAGAAATTAGTTAGTCTACAGACAGCTAATAAGAGAAGACAACTTGGAGAAGATTTTGATGATGAGAATCTATCTAAAGAAGAAAAGAAAGTAAGAAAGAAAACAAAGAAACTCAAGAAGAAAGCTAAAAAGACTCTTGGTAAACTTAATAAGGAAACTAATAAAGACAAAGAGAAATTAATGAATTCTACTTGGGATTTTTAAATTTGGAAAGGAGTATACGTGGTTGGTAACAAAAGGTCTTTGTTGTTAGAATACTTTAATGACCAGTTATGTTTGGATATCCTGAAAGTAACTATGCTTACAAATATTCATAATAACATGAAGAGTCAATATATTAGAGCATTGCTAACAGATAATAAAGTTCCTTATACTACACTAGGTTCGGGTACTAACAGAATGGCTGTCTTGATTGATGGTTATGCTGTTAAGATAGCTTTGGATAAAGATGGAATGATTGATAATAAAAGAGAGTTCCTATATACAAAGCAACTACAACCATATGTAGTAAAGGTATATGAATGTAGTACAAACGGCTTATTCGCCGTGACTGAATATGTAAATATATTTACATTACAAGAGTTTCATATGTATCAAGATGATATGAAAGAAATTCTTGGTTTAATATCAACTCAATTCTTGATAGGTGATGTTGGAGTAACAAGTAAGAATTATACTAACTGGGGAACAAGAGTTGATGGCACAATTTGTATATTAGATTTTGCATATATCTATAATGTAAAATTTAATGTATTCAACTGTGAATGTGATGATGTATCAATGTTAAAATATGATGCTAATTATGTAAACTTAAGTTGTCCAACATGTGGTAGAAAATATACATTTGGTGAATTAAGAAGAAAGATTAGTAAAGAACAACAGAATGCTGAGATAGGAGATATTACTAGATTAGGATATCTTTTAGATGAACCTCTGAAATCTGTTGAGTTGGTGCCATCATTTGAAGTAACTAAGGGAGTTAAGAAAGAAAAGAAATCTAAATCCCCTAGAGCTATTTTGAAAGAATATAGAAAAGAAGTTCAAGAAGAACTTGACAATAACTATCAAGATTGGGATAATCCGCCATCTCAAGAACTGATGTTAAAAGGTAAATTAAAATAAAGGAGATAAAGAAATGGGAAAGAAGAAGAAAAATAAAAAGTACGATATGTGGGATTTATCATACGAGGAGCAACAGGAAAATCTGAGGAAACTCGATGAGTTTCTTGCTGGTACGAAAAATGATATGTTTATAAATAACACTGGGACTGATTTTGAGTCTCAGTTGTTCTCCATGATAGATACTAGAAGAAACAAAGAAACTATTGTAGATGACAATGAGCCAAAACCAAGGTATTTTGATCAATATGGTATATTCCAATACACTGAAACCGATGGTATGTCTGATACTGACGATGATGAAGAAATCAGCGAAGATGTATTAGAATATCAACCAGTATCATTTGAGGTGGATGATGAATTACAGATGGTATTCATTCAATCAAGATTTGAAAGAGTTGGATTGAAATTGAATACTAGCATAATTCCAGATGATATTGCTATAGAGAATGAACAGATTCTCGGAAGAGCATTTATAGACTACGCATTATCAAATACAATACCATTTGCAGTTACAGATGATATTAAAAAGATAATAGATGTATTTGATCAATATAATATCAATACTTATGATAAAAACAGATTCAAGATAATCTATGATAAAGACGATATGTTCTATAGATGCTATATTCTTGATACAAGTAGTACTGGTAATTTACAGGCTAATGTCATCAAAAGTTTCAGAGAGTATGCTGAGTTAATTCTCGAATTGGAGAATAGAACTATTGATGATATTGATTGGGGAAATTTCTACGATAGTAGATATAATAATCTTGAGAACTTTGCAAGGATAATATCAGCTGATATCAATACATCTCTCTCACTTGAAGCTAAATGGAGAGAGGATATGTTTGATGTTTGTGGATACGTTATAACTACTGAGGATATCTATAGTGTCGTAGCTCCGTTGTTAGAAGCATCTATAGAAGATGACGAAGATGATGATGAGTTTAATGAACTTGCAGAAGAACTCGCAGATATGAGTGACGAAGAAATTGAAGAGATGGTAAACGAAGTTGTTAAAGAAGTACAACCAGTTGCTACAGTAGAAATTAAAACAACAACAACCACAGACGGTGAAGTAGAAGATAAGAAAATCGTAGCAGAAGTTGTTATTGATGTTGAAGATCTTAAAGATAAGATGCAATCATCAGAAGTCAAAGAAGAACCACAAATATCAAGTTACATAAATCCTCAACAGCCACCATCTCATGTAGATGAAGATGAGAGTAAAGAAGATAAGCCTGTAAATATTCCTGATGATATTGAAGTAACAGAAACAGACCCAGATGAAATAGATTTCGATGACTTATCTGAAATTCCTGTAATAAGAAAACCAAAGAAGAAATAATGACATGCTGTACTATACTAACTCAAAGGTATATCAAAACGTATTTCTTCGACATGAAAATTACCAAGACATACTCAAATGCCAGTATGTCTTGGTAAGTACTAGGATAAGTTCATCTGGTGAGCACGAAAATATAGTTCAAGCAAAAAATATGTTATATCCTAATCCAGAAGTTTGTTCTACTCTATCTGATGAGAAATTTAAAGATAGATACTTTGAGCAATTAGAAACTAATAAAGCTTTCTTTGCAACTCTTATTAAAGGTAGTATTGAAGAAAAGTATAATATAGTATTCATGAATACTTTTAAAGAAGAAAAATCAATGAAGTTTTTAGAATACTTATCTGAATTTATATTTATTCATTTTGGATATCCTTGTTATAATTACAAGTATTATTCCTCGGGAATGATTTCGTTAATTAAATATAATAAGAAAGAAGTTCTTAAAATATGCAATAGCTATCTTAAAGAAGCTAAAGATAATTATAATAAAGATGAAAATAATAGAATGAAAGAATTTAAGAAGATGAGTAAAAAGAAACTTAGAAAGTTATTAAAGAAAGATGGTTTGTATATGGAAGGAATGACTAAAGAAGAAATGCTAGAATCTATCAAATTATTCATATAAGGTGATAAGCTATGTATGAGCATGATTTATATGTTAATGAGAGTAACCCGTATCTTTTTAACACTGATATATTTGAGTATGATATGAAAGATGCTGGTTTCTCATTAATAAAGGAATTTAACCTATTGGATAAATCTACTATAGATAAATTATCCAAGCAAGATAAAAATACAAGAAAAGTTAATATAGGAAAAATTCAGATAAATAATCCAGAATTTGTTAAAAGTCTTAATAATGCTTTTAAAGAAGCAAGAAGATTATTCTTTGAAGCTAATCAACTAGAGAATAATGATATTATCTCTATCAAGAAAGATGCAATATTCACTTGTAAACTTTGTAAGTTCCAAGAGTTTGGTAAGAATATTAATTTTAGACCTAAGAATAGTTATACATCGTATATCAATATAGGGAGAAGAATTGAGTTTTATTATAACTCTGATAAAATGGATGTCAAAGGTTTAAGTGATGAGAATTATGAGAAGCATAAAGATTATTTAATTAAATTCATTTCTCAGTTTATAAAATCAGTAGAGTCTGGGAATAAAATAGCAACTATTAAGATGCTAAGGAATTTTATTGACTCATATAAATGGAAAGAATTGGATATTGGTTATTATCGTACATTTGATAATAAATCAGTATTTAAAGTAATTGAAGGAGATATAGAATTTGATAGGTATCAGAATGTAGATGAATTAGATATTACCTACAATTTTTATATTATATTAAGACTATTAAAAATAGTTATATAAAAGGAAAGGGAGCTATGAAAGTAACAAGCGATTTGATTAAGAAAGACGGTATGACCAATTATAGGGTTATTAACGACTTAATAGGTGAGGTTAATTATATCGACAGGAATAGATATATTTTAAATATATCTAATGAATTTGTATCAGTGAGTATTTTTGATGCAGAATATGGCATTGAGAACATTATCAATGTTTCTGATAGGGGAAACCATTGTAATACAAATATAGAAAATAAAAAGTTTAATAGAATAATCCAGATGTTAGAGAAGTATCATACTCTAATAGACGGTCTCACATTAGCAGGTTATTTATTTTTAAATTCATCAGTATCAGTAGTAGGAAAGTAGAGGTATAAGAAATGAAAGAGATAATGCATAAGACAACATTGTTTATTTATGATGAAGAGCACCCAGGAATTGAAGTTACCAATGACATATACCAGAAGAGAGGTGATGGTGCACTTAAGATGGATATTACTGGATTGGTACAAAATATTGATTCAGGGAATGACTATGTATATACATTAGTTATATACTCAGATTTTATCAGGTTGTATAGATATAGAGATATAGCAAATGAGTTTGAAGTAAGGTCATCTGATGTTATACTTGATATTGACAATGGAAATATTACTTTCAACAAGATAATTCCAGTTAATATATGGAATGGAATTATTGATTTCCTACAGGAATCAAATACGAAGATTAATGGTGTTGATATAGCTGATTATTTGAGCAGTTATGATATCTATAGAACCAGAATAGCTTAATCAAGTATGCATGTAACGCTAAATAACTTAATAGATGACCTATCCGACTATACGGGAGAAAGCGAGATTTTTATGTCTATTATAAAAGAAAATGGATTATATATGGTATATAATGAGATACCAAGAATTACATCAGATTTTCCAATGTCTAGTGAGTGGTTATATGAGAGAGATATTACAGATATATTATATCCTAATCAAGATGGTATTGTATACAATTTTCGTATTACAGATGATTCTATATTATTGATGAGAAAATATGCGTATGATGTGAATTTTGATATAGATACTGTATTAGATATTGATTTGGATAATAGGGTATTCCTTGTTAATATTGAAATTATATCTGGTATCTTAGCCAAGTTTACCGGTTACATGGAAGAAAAATCTGTTATGGTAGATAATATCAAGTTCAGAGATTATTATAATAAGATGATAAGTTTATAAGGAAAGAAAGGTGGTTTTATGTTTCTAGTATACAAAGTTCATAGCGTAAAGAAAAATTACTGGGAATCAAAAGAGTTAGAAGTAAAATTTATATTTAACGGAGAGTTCGGAGAAGCATCTGCTGAGGTATTGGAAACTAAGGATATTGTGTGTAAATTAGATATCGGAAAATATTCAGCACAGTGGGTATATAAAGGGTTGGTAGATTATACGTCATTTCCAGAATCCGATTACACATCAGAGTTAAAAGAGCAACTATCTGAATTATTTCCATTCGGCATACCTGTTGTGTTTGATAATAGTGAATTTCCAGAAGAATAATTAATAGAGAATAGGGATTAATCTCCCTATTCTTTTTTTTCTCCTGTAAAAACCCGACCCTGAAACAAATAGATAATTTATAGCAAAATGAAAGGAAAATGAAACATATGGGTTTTATTAACGACATTTTAAATGTAATGCGTAAGGGACCAGAGGTAGCTACACAGCTTAATTCTGTGAAGTTAAATACCAAAACTATAACAAGGGGCGCCAAAGATTCAACATTCCAGTTTCCTTGTTTGATAGCAGATTCCGTTCCATTGGATATGGCTAATACCATGTCTAGAACTTTAGATAAAGTTTATGCTAGTTTTACTCAGACTTGGCTGTCTATGAACTCTGTAGTTGATATTACTATTAATCCTACTCCACTTGATTATCTTAGAAAGATGCATCAGAATTTGAAATTAGAAGGGTCATTAAATGACTTAATGGTAGATCCAGAAGATGTAGATTCTTATATGGAAAAAGTACAAGATGGTAAGTATAAACTTTATATGAGTAAAGACAATTCATATGGAGTGGTATTTAATATTAGTAATAAAACTAATAGAGCTATTTTGGAAAGTCATAAGGAATTATTGAAAGAGCATCTTTCTGATATTGATGTAAAACCATTGGAAGCTTTTTATGAAGCAGATGATGCTAGTAGTGTGGATATTGTAGATAGATTTGTTACAGCTCAATCAAGTAAAGCAAGTATCCAGAAACAGAGAGATATAGCAAGTATCAGTAATAATGTACAAGCTCCTAAGTTAGTGGATAGAGATATTAAGAAAACTAATGATATGGTTCCATTAGGTGTTCAGGTACGATTGATAGCTGTTAATGATAAAAAAGAGTTTGTTCAGTATATGGATTTTATAGTTGGCGTTAAAACTATAATGCATATTATACAGACAGATGATATGGTAGATAATTTAAAAAGGGGAATAGAGAATAAATCTCTTCTTTTTAAATTCTTAAGATGGACTACTGGAGAAATTTCATTGATTAAAGATATTATTCTTAATTTAGATGAAATTAAAAATGATAGTGTTAGACAAGCTGGAAAATCTCCTTTCTTTGGAACATTACAGAGATTGAAGAATAAAAAAGTTGGAATGACAAACTTTACAGTTCCTCACGCAATTATACCTAACGCTACAGTGGTTATTTCTTCATACGAGGCAGATATATTACAAAGCAAATATGGTATTAATATTAGAAGAGATGCTATCGTAAGATTACTTATGAATAATCTTTTTTTAATGACATTTGTTATTATGGATGAAGGAACTGGAACAGTTTCAGTATTCTATGATGGTGATCAAACATATCAGACATACGCCATAGAAACTCTTGAAAGAGATAATGCTATGAATTCCAATAAACTTGGAAAAGAAATAGGAAGAATGATTTCTAGATAATTTTATTTAAGAAAGGAAAAATTAATATGGCTTTTAATCCGTATTACGAATCAATGTTAATACTTTCTGAGAATGAGACTTTATCATATAGAGAAAGCAAAGACCTTCAAGCAGTTCTAGAGGATGTTAATTCACCAGTTACAAGAAAACTTGAAGAGAAATTATTCCAGTCTGTATTAGACAAGAAGCATATTGACTTTGGCAGTATTCCAAAATCCAAAGGAAATATAAAAGATTATGAGGGTTATTCTGCAATGGAATCAACTCTCAATACTATAAAAGATTTGGCAACCGAAAATAAAGCTGGAGATGTAATAAATTATGTTGATATAGTTCAAAAAGCTATTGAGAATTTATCATCTATGTCTGTAGCATATCAAAAAGGTTTCCAATTTAAGAATGAATATATAGCTATGGAATATAATAGTTATGTATATTTTTGTATTGAAGCGACTACTGCTTTAATATATTCGTTTGTGGAGTATATTAAACGACCAGATACTGATACATTCACTATGGTTATTAAGGATAGTAAATTAAGAGCTGATGAATTCTATTTTGAGCAGTTAAAGAAATTTAATATGGTCTGTGACACTCAAGGAGTTAATTATCGTAAAATGTTAGATTCAATGGCAGTATCCAAGGATAATTTTATCGGAACAACTACTGCTATCGGAATAGCTACGGTTATTGCAGCTGCAATTGCTATTATACCAATAACAAGAGCTGTTGTATATCAGGTATATCATATAAGAGGAAATATATCAGAGCAGTTAGATATTCAAGCACAGTTCATGGAGATGAATAAATCTTGTGTAGAAGCTAATTCTGCACTTACAGTACAAAAGAAAAAAGAGATAGTAGCTAAACAAGAAAAACTTGTTAAGAGACTAAGGAAACTTTCTGATACTATTAGAGTTAAATCAAGTAAGTCAGTAGAAGTTGCTACACGAGAAACTAAGAACGAAAATAAATCCTTGACCATTGACTCTATTAAAGATGAGGTTTCCAATTCTGATTTTGAATTTATTTAAGGAAGAGGGAATTAAAGAAAATGGTAATGGTAGATTATGGCAATAAGGATTTTGCCGAAACTGATAAAAAGAAATTGGAACTAATCAATACTCTAAGAGGTATTGGTAAAGATAAAATTCATGAAATATATCAATTACCAGATAGAATGGATGTTGACGGTTGTTGTGAGGTAAGAGATATAAAGATAGCAGAGACAATATATCGTGAATATTTTGATGGTATGGTTAAGTTTACTAGAGAAGTATTGATATTAGATAATAATGATACTGATGTTGTAGATAGATTTAAAGAAGAATTAGATAAAGCTGATTCAAAAGATAAAGATTTCATTGATGGATTATTTAGTCCAGCTTGTACAGAGAATGTAAGTTGTATATGTATATTAAAGAATAATCTTGATTATATTTGTGATATGACAGCTACTATAGAGAAATACAAAAATGAAGTAAATACTCTTGTATCAGCGTTTGATTATGAAGATTCTCAAGTTAAGACAGTGAGTGTTGATTTTATGAAGACATCAGTTAATTACTTCTTACAAAGTATGATACACGCTATAGATAAATCATTAAATATCATGATAGATAATAAAGAAAAAGTTCTTGAAAAGGTTGACGATAGAAAGTTTACTTTATTTATATAACCCAGTAAATAAGAAGTGGTATTATTAAAGATATACCACTTCTTATTTATTAATACTGCTTGAAAACACAGTCTTAATAGACTAAAGAATATATGAGGTTAAAATTGATGAATACAATTAACGAATATATTATAGAAGAATTACAAGAGAGGAACGGTAATGATCTAAATGTGTATAAAGCAAATTCTGATTCTGCTATGGGATTATCTTTAAATTCTATTTCAGATTTTAGATATAATGTACATCAAAAATATTTAGATATGATTAGCGTAGAACTCAATAGTATTTCTCCTAATATGGATAAAGAAATCATTAATCAAATAAGTAATTATGATTTTAATAAATTCAATTTCTTTGTTACAAACCTTAACGAGGAACATATAAAATCATTTAATTTTAAATATTTGGTTAATTATTGTAGAATGGTTGAAACTCTACTGAATAATGTAATAAAAAATAAAGTTGATGATAGAGCAATAATAGATTTATTGGAAGAAACTACTATATTTAGATTAGAGAAGCAAACTGTTGTTGGAAATATACGATATGGTAAAGAACTTGATGATATTAAAGGTACTATAGAATATAGTAATGTGAAAGTAGATAATGACTATTTTGATGGTACTATTGTACCGTTTGTGAATTCGTTTAAAGGTAATCAGAATGAATGTAGACGAATTATTTCTGAATATTCAAAAGTGTTAGGAATAACACAGAAATTTGTTGATAAGCTTATAACTTTAATGAAGGATAATAAAGCTACTCCATTTACAAATGATAAAATAGTTCATAAAATAATAGTTAAGTCTATTAGAATAATAGATAAAGTTACTGGATTTATTACATTTTGTGTATTATTAAAATCTCAAGAATTGGTATCAAAAGTGATATCAGTACAGGGATTATATAATGATATGCTCAATGCTAATATAGTTGCAACAGAAGGTTTCAACGGAAATATCATTTTCCCAACAGATACTCATTCATTAGCAGACGATATGCTTATCAATAAATGCAGTGCATTTACAGAGCTATCTAATCGTATTTATAGCTATTATACATTAAAACTTAATCAGGATTATCAATTAATGTACAATGACATGTATGATGAACCTGAAAAGGATAAAGAACGAAAGTATAATAATACACCATATATTGATGTAGTAAATGCTATAGGTATAATATCAAAGGGATTGGATAAAATCGGTAAAGAGGGTGATCAGTATCTTATGATGTTTGATGATGTTCTTAGTGAGACTGGTTTGAATATTCCACTTCGTCAAAAATACAAAAACGTATTAGAGGTACTTGCAAACAATGTTGAACAAGAACCACCTATGTTAGACACTGATAATGTTGATAGAAAATTATGGGAACTAATAGGTTTTAAAAAGAACGTAGAAGCATTGACTGGATTAGTATATGATACATATAGAAAGATACAGTTATTACTTGAAAGATTTGCTAATAATATAAATAGTGAATATAAGGATGTTGATACTATTAACTCATACAAGGTGTTCCTTACAGATTTTATAGATACTTATAAAGATTTTATAACAGATATCTGTGGAGCACTTATAACACGACTTAATAATATAAATGATTCGTTGGAAAAATCAACAGAAGGTATACAGTCTAATTATACAAAACCATCTATCACTGATTCACAGCTATCTTTAGAATCATACAATTTCTTAGATATTGCGTTTGAAGAGGCTATTGACTATACAAAGGATAAATTTAGATATAATTTTATCTGTTTAGAAAATGAGTATATAAGGCAGAAGTATTTTAGAGATACTGGATATAATCTTATTATAGAAGATGGTGAGAATAATACGAGTGGTGGTAGTAGTACAAACAATGCATCTGGTCAATCAACTACGTCCGGGGATAATAAAACAAATAGCAATACACAAAATGCAAACCAGAATTCACAATCTCAGAATGATAATTCACAGAATCAGCAAAATGCTGATAAAACGAAAGTTCAGATTAATGATGGTGATAAGGGTGGTAAGAGTGGAAAACCTTTAGATACACTTAAAAATATGATTAAGAATATTATCGATAAGATAATAAGTGCATTTAAAAGTATTGCAGAGAAGATGGCTATGAAAAACGATAAGTGGATATCAAATAATAAAGCTGCTCTTCTTAATAGAAGCTACAGCAATGTTACTATAAATATCTTACCATATCACAATCTTGCACCAACTGCATTTATGGATGGTATTAAGAAATTATCTACAAATATAACATCATTAACTCCACAGATACTTAGTGGACTTGGAGGTGAAAAAGATTTACATAGTAAGCTATTTACTTTCATGCAGGGCGGTGTTAATGGAGATGATATAGGTACGTCTATTACAAACTATTATAAAGTTGGAAATGCAAAACTTGAAACAGTTGAAGTAGCAAATGGTGCTCTTAAAGCACAGATAGATGGGGATATGATACCATATTGTGAAAAATATCCGCATGACTTCCTCAACCAATTGACACAAAGCTTAGATAGTTTAAAAAATACTGCTGAACAGCAAGTTGGTAAACTTAAAGAAGGTGATACAGATAATAATCTGGGTGAAAAAATAGAATGGTTGAATAATGCTGTTGGTAAATTCTGTGGTGGTATTTGTAATGCTGCTCGTGATAGATATACTGATTATTTTAAGGTGTTATATGCTCTTCTACCAAAGACAGTAACTCCTAATAATAACAATAATCAGCAGACCGATAATAACCAGAATAATAATCAAAACAACCAACCTAATAATAACCAAGGTAATCAAAATGGACAGAATAATAATCAGCCCACAAATAACCAAGGTTAAGCAGTAAAAGTAGCAAAAAAAAAATCACAGTGAATAGAATTATCTATTCACTGTGATTACTTCACAACTCTTTTAAGTACAACAGTACTTCCTATATTCATCTCTTCTCCAGATGCTCTAAAAGTACTATTTATACCTGCCAATATATACTGTCCATTATACCTACTAGTATATTCAGTATCTTCAAATATAACTTTGATACTTTTATTTGGAGATAATGATGATATATCAAAATCAAATAATCTAATAGTTATAACATCAGAGTTTGCATTTGTCTGTGCAGTATACATACTAGCCATAAATTGGTTTTCTGTATTATTTTTGAACATCTTTGTGAAATTCTCTGTTTTTGTTTCTGCCTCAGATTCTAATTCTTCATCATCATCTTCATCATATGAGTCTATTACGAATATACTATTACCCTTTATATAGTTATCGCTGATAGATTGATTATTGATATTAATAGTCTTATAATCTGCTATTATGTAATTTTTACTCGGTTCTGATAATTTACTAAAAGACCCCACTTTTCCACCATAATCAGAATCAAAACTTTTTGGTATAATAATACTTGTATCAGTTGTTTCATTTGGTGCATATGCTAAGCATTTACCATTATATGGTATTATATACGTATAATCTAATCCAAAATACATTATCGTACCATCTCCATATATACCATAATATGTATCTATGAATTGTAAATTTTTCAATACAGATTGTGGAGGTATTAAAAACTCTTTATATACAGTATTATTATCTGGTTGTGCCATTAGCACATTATCTATTTTGGCTTCTGACATTAGATATGCTATAGCATCACTTACATTAATATTACTAAATACTTTATTAACATTAGTTTTTGTTCCAGATATATTTGACTTGAATAAATAGAATACACACATATTATCACTAACAGCAGATAAACTATTTGTAGTTGCTTCTCTTGCTTTAGTGTAATCATCTTTATTACCTTCATTCTTTAATGCTAACTGCATATCTCCAGTATTCTCATCAAATATAATATCGTATGTATCATTGATAAAAGCTTTTTCTAAACTTAATTCAGAACTTTCATCTTCTCCAGTAAATGCTTTATTTATTCTTATATAGAATTGAGCTTTATTTTTATTCTCTAATAGCTTATAATAACTATCAGTATCTAAACTCATTGTTATTTTAAATAGAGGAAAGAAATTCTCTTCAAAGTTCTCCTCTAAGTCTATTTGTATTAGTTTGGAAGTATGTAATTCTATTTCTCCTTTTCCATCAGGAAGTAGAATTTTTAAATTCTTTACTATATACTTATATTTTTGAAATTTGTCAACACGACTAAATATAGCCATATTATACTCCTTATATGAATAAGCTTTCTAGGTTAATTTGATGATTATAGAATCTATCTCCATTTAAGCTACTTATACTATTAATATCTATTCTATCACATATTTGATTATTGATAGAAGTAATATCAGCATCAGTTAATTCTTTATATAAAGAAACTACATCAGTACATTTATAGCTATTAATAAATTCTTCTCTATCTTCATCATCATCAAAAATAGTTCCTATTAGCTGTGGATTAGTTGTATCATTACGAATGATATTCGTATTGATAGCATTATAAATAAGTTTTGATAGAGTTTTAAAGGCATACCCAGGTACCCCTCCAATACTTCTATTTTTATCCCCTATTATTGATAATAAAGTACAATAAAGAGGGTGTGAATTATATAAGTAATCTATTTGCTTTATCTCTTCTTTTGTCTGTTTAGATAAATAACAAAGATACTCATCTACATTATTTGCTATTACTTGATTAGCAAAACTTCTTCTTATATAGTGATTATTAAAGTTATCAATAAAACTATACTGAGTATCATACAACTCACCAGTTATTATTAAATTCTTTCTATCACTATCTTTACCTATTATATATGGAATTAGAGAACCTTCTATATTATTACTTGATAAGTAATATACATCAGGTATAAATTCACATAAAGTTCTTACATTAGGTAATATCTCATTTATTAATTTTTCTGTAAATACTACAAATTTTGGATTCTTATTAAACTTCATTAAATAATAAGACCTATAATCCTCATTGTATTTCTTTTGAATAAAATCATTAGATTGAAAATCTGTATGGAATAGATATACTTTTGTGTCCAATCCATTCCCTTTAAAAAACCTCTTATAAAATCCTGCTAAATTTATTATATCAGATATAATGATTTCATTAAAATCATTCTGTAATATAATCTTTTGTTCTAAATCTTGTAACATAGATAGGTGTTTAAAAACACTTTCAAGATTAATAAATACATTAACAGAGTCTGTTGGTTTAAGAAAATTAGACGCTGTTAATGACTCATCATATATTTGATACTTCATACGTAGTGCATTAAAACAAACACTGAACGGATTGTAATCATCAAATTTTTGATTATCCATCTCTATACTATCCTTCCTTGCTAAGTTATATCAAAGTTTTACCTGTGGTTAAAAATAAAAAAATAATGGTAAGTATACGATTGATTTCGTATACTTACCTAATAATTACTTAATCTCTACAACACCATTCTTATGAATATTATAAGTTTTATTATTATACTGAACAACTATTTTTTCATCAGAAGGCATTGGTACATAATTACCACCAGATGCTTCTTTTGTTTCTGTAGGGGAAGGTTCAACCTTTGAAACTACCTCAACTGGCTTAGGAGTTTCTTTTGGTATCTTATTATTATTTACCTCTCCATAAGCCTCTGCTACCTCTGCACCGTTCTTATGTATTTTGAGTTTGATATACTTATCCTTTAATGAAGGATACCAATTAATGATATCTTCATAATAGACATAATTCTGCGGTGCTTTGAAATGGAATCTATACCATTCATATTCAGCATCCATATCTGTTTCATATACATCAACTTCCCAATATTGATTCTTATCTAAAGAACCTTCCCAGGCAATACCATATTCATCTAACTCAAAGTAACCCTGCTCTTTTGCAAGCTGAATAGTTCTGTACACTCTTTCCTTTTCAGTCTTGTACATATTAGATGAAGATGTGACCACATCTTTCTGTACTGATGCCTGACTTAAATCTACAGTATCCATTATGAATAGTACGGATGCTAATGTAATTCCTATTCCTGCTACTTTAATCCAATTTCTTTTCATATTTTAGTCCTTTCCTTACTGAAAACTTCCATATATCTTTCTAAAACGCTCTATTCCATCTTCGGTATAGAATATTCTCTCAGCACCGATTGTAAAATACAATCTATAGATAGATATAGATATTGTTGGTTCTCCTGATAACATTCTATTTCTACATATATCGTGTAGATGATACTGTGCTAATTGAACTTCAGTCAGGTATTTATTCCTGCACTCCTCAATTTCTCTTATATCTACAGGTAAAAGCTCTTTGAGTTCTTTATCATACTTTTCAAATCTACTATCTAAGTATTTCTGAAACTTATCACGATAAACATCAGCATTATTATCACTAGGGATATTAATGTGTCTTTCACCATCAAATTCTTCATCATATAATGATTTGCGGAATCCCACAGGTACTATGAGATAATCATAACCATCACCACCACCATGTGATGATGCTTTGTGATAATATAACACCTCTGGAATATTCTCAACCATTTCCTTTGTTAATCCTCTAGTTCTATTGAATGAGCCACCCCAATCAATCCTTATAAGCAAGTGCTTAGCTGTCATAGGACTCTTTAATTTAAAACAATGGGACCCTTTCTTTGATACCCAATAATCACCGAACATAAATACTGGAACACCATTGAAATCTACATTCATTTTATCAGTAAATGATTTATCGGTAAGGTATTCTATTGGGTCTATTGGATTACCTTTTCCATCTAAGTGGAAATACTTACCCAATACAAAACATAACTGTGGATCATACTTTTTGTATGAGTTTACTAAGAAACAAGTTTCTGTTTCAAAGCATTTTTGATTTTTAACTAATTCTCTTACTTCATCTAAACTTAATTTAACTTCCATTTTCTTTTCCCTTCTTCCTTTCGGAACCAATCCACCAGTATTTTAGTGCTAAGAATATTTTATTCATATTGGTAAAAATATCTGTAGCTAGGTTAAATCTAGCTACAGATAAGCTGCTTAGATACTTAATTACTTACGAATTCTCAACTTTCTATTAAGTTCGTCCATAATTGTATACTTATACTTCTTCTTGTTATTCTTATTGAGGACTCTCCTCATCTGATATATGAACTCACCGTCCTGGATTCTTCTCCAGCCAGTAATCTCAGGCTTGAATGCTCTGTTATCATCTGGTATTGTAAGCATATCGTGGAATATTCTCAGTGGGTCGATCATGAGCATGACAACTGGCTCCTTACCCTGATTAATTCTACTAATACGAGGTGTTCTATATCTCTTAAGAACAGGTGATGTATCTCTATTCACCTTTCTTGCTCTTCTCCAGTCTTCGGAGAAGAATGCTGCTTCATCTACTTTACTGTAGACATATGGAGAGAATATCTGATAGAACTCATCACGCATATTTGCTGATACCTCACCGTTATCTTCATCTCCACCACTTAAGAATATTCTTGGAATACTCTTGTTCTGTGCCTGCTTCTTACCATTCTTCATTACACTTGTTGGTAATACTACCATGAATGGTATGAATGCCTTTCCTACTTCGGTTGAATAAACCGATATTGTTACTTCATCTCCACCAATCTTGCTAACGACAGCATCTACCTTATTTTGAAGATACTTCTCAACGTCACTAGTCTTGATTGTGAACGGCAGCTCATTCTCGTCAGGTCTAATACCTGCCTTTGTATTAATTACATTACTTGCCATTTTGTGTCTCCTTTATAAAATATTTTTTATATCTAATCAAAGGACCAATTAGATTAATCCCTTGTTGATACCGTATTAAGTTATTATTTCTTATAAATTTATTTCCTTTCTTAT